GCAAATTGCTCTTGTGCTTGCACTAACGTGTCTGAGACAGATTCTCCTGTTTGCCTAGCATTCTTAATTCTGCTTTCTAGCGAGTCTAGTTCCATTGCCAGAGTATCAAAGTTGCCTCGCATTTGGTCAGCGTAACCTCGAATGGTGGCACTAAGAGTAGCGGGGTCTATGTTGTTAATACCGTCTTTAGTGATCTGGGAGTATAAATCCTCAAACGTCCTAGCGACTATATATTCTTGAACAGTCTCTGGACTTGCGCCTAGGTCAGACACTTCTAATGCTTTCACCAACTGCCCTACTTCTTCAGACGCCCCAGACTCAAGTATATTAGTAACTTGTCCCTGCGACTGCGTGGTTTCTGCTACAGGATTAATACCCCTGCCACGGGTATCTTTAAATGTCTGATAAGTATCCGTTAGTGGAGCATCCCCCCACAAAGGAATAAAGTCACGTTTATAGTAGTTCATAGCATTTGTGGCAGCGTCTTTAGCTTCTGGGTTGTTATTAGCCACAAACTCAACCTGATCATCGATATATTTAACTACAGATCTTAGGCGAGTACCTACAGGCCCTTTACCACTATTAAAGGCTTCTTCCGCTAGAGCAGATATCGCAGGACGAATATCATTATATAGGCGTTTGAAATCCACACCCGCCTCAAATAATTCTTCTCCTAAATCTGCAATATCTGTTGGTGCTTTAGTAACAGGGTTACCAAATTGATCTAGAATAGTGCTGGGGGCCTCTTCGCCAGGTTTAGCCTTTTTATATGCAGCCTTAATTGTAGCAATTAATCTCGACTGTAAGAATTCCGCACCTTCAGTACCAAACTGATCCAGGTTTGTAGATAGTTCATCAATTAAGTTTCCGAAACCTTCGTAATCAAATCTAGAACCTTCAGGTATCGCATTAAACAGATCGTTTTTCTGTTTAGTCATGCGCTCCGCTTCATCGATAAGCGTGGTGGCTATTTCCTTTTTCTTTGCTACTGATAGGGCGCTAACTTCAGAGGATGAAACTTTACCTAAACGGCTTAACGCAGGAGATAAGTTAGGGTCACTAAGTATGCTGTTTAGAGCAGCTTCATTATCAGTCTTAATTGCCTCTTCTGCCTCAAATATACTACGTTGTTGTTTCAGAATTCGGCTGTCATTACTTCCAACAATACCTTCTACTGCATCGTCCATAGTAGAGCCTACGGGTAATGCTGCCTCTGCTTCCTCTTGAAGAATTCTATCTGTCTGCACGTTAATAGCGTTTGCTTGCTGGTTAAGTGCGCCCTGGTTTTTAGAACTACTTACAATACCGCTACGGATTTGCTGAATTCTTGCCTGTGTTTGTGGAGTGACTGCTTCCCCAGCCTCTAGAGCAGAGAATACATCTAGCACCAGGTCATTATTTTGCTTGCTTGCCTTGGTCTGATCGATCAGAAGAGTACTGTTCTTTCTAAGAACTTCGATAAGTTGTTGACGTGCAGTTTCCATATCCTGTTTTGTGGAAGATGCTTGCACCGCAGATAAATCCGAAAGGATATTATCCATAGCAGAAGTCATTTTAGCGCCATCACCTTCAAATAGTGACCGGGCAATTGCTCCTACAGAAGCTTCGTTAACAAAGTCAGCGGTCTTCAGACCCGCTTTAAGTGCCGTATCCATAACACCTGACATGATCAAACTATCTACAAAGATATTCATTCTGGCAGCAAGGATCTGTTCTGCTTTAGGGTCGTTAGGATCTACGTCAAATGGCGCTATGAACGCCTCAGTATTTGTGTCAGCGCCTAACGCAACTCCTAGGTCACCACCTGAATATTTTAGAAGTTGCCGGGTAGGTTCGTAAGCTTTTTCAATTACAGGTTGTCCCACCTTCATCCAGGTAGAGGTTTTTGAAATAGGGGACATAAATCTTTTTAATAAAAACTCCCCTCCTTCTACCGCAGCATCCGAAACAATCTTACCTGTGAAGAATGATGCAGCTAGGCCCACACCTTCACCTGTTACAGCATCAAACTTAGAAAAGCCTGATGACGTTCTAGGGATGGTGTTTGTCCATTCCACGAAGGACGTATCAAGCCCCACTTTATCTGCGGCAATGTCTCCTAAAGCGGCTACAAATTCTACTGTGTTAGTTAGACTGTCGGTAACTTCATTTATTAGACGTGTACCTTCATTAACCCCGGCAGGTTTGTCGGCGTAGTAGTCGGGGCGTAACCTGCGAACTGCCTCGTTCCAGACATCTTGAATAATAGGTACAGATGTACCTGCCCTAGCAGGGTAGTAGAGTATAAAGCTTTGTCCTGACACGGGGTCGTTATAAGTTAAGTTTCCTGTAGTAGGATCAATAACTGTATTCTCATTGTCTGCATAAGCGTTATATATCTCAAATGCGGATACTTCTGCGTCAGGCTCTCTATTTTCAAAGCTGTCTTCTTTGTAACCTATTTTAAGTCCATCGTACACATCAGTACCTGGCACTCCTAAATACAGTTTGGAACCATCGCCTTTCGGCTCTTGCATTTCCTGTCCAATAGAGTCGCTGTATGCCTGGATCTCTTCGTTTGTGAAACCCGCAGCCTCTAGATCCGCAGCCTCGTATCCCCCTTGTATATTGGTTAATTCACTGGCGTAGGATACTAATTCAGGGTTTACCGTAGGATCTTCAGGTTGATTTTTTTTCTCTTCTGAGGAGCCGTCTTTTCGAAGATCCGCTAATATATCTTCTACTGAAGGTTGGTCATCTTCTTGCAGGTCCAACAATATGTCTTCTACGCTAATTTCTGGCCCTGCCATTATTCTGACCCCGCTTTTTTGATTGCCTCTAATGCAGCATCTACGTCAGATATTCCGAATCGTGTTAGGGTGTCCCTCAAAACCTTATCTGGTATACCGTCGTTGGCATATTTCTGAAGCTTTCCAAATTGCACTACGCTCAATCCCTCTATAGGGCTATTATCAATACTTCTAGGGGGCTGCTCTGACCCTTGCCCACTAAACATTTTATATGCAGATGTGAGGCTGTCTTCGTCACGCAACTCCACATACTGAGCCATAGTCAGGGGTTCTGCAATTGGTAGGAATCCGTAGTCTTGCTTGAAGGTTGCTACGTTTGTATTTCCTGCAATTAGGTTAAGCGTCTTATCATCATAGCCCTTCAACTTAGTACCCATGTAGTCTATGAGACTTGTTTCAAAGGCTTCTGCACCCCCACCTGTGTTCACAATTTCCATTATCTTCTTAAAGTCTTGGTTGGACATAGCATTACCAGACTGACCTTCCATGCGACCGACCTGAAACGCTAGAGATAGCATCTTAGCTTGGAACCGTGCAGTTTCAGTGGCTAGGTTTTGCACATTACCCGAAACAACCGCATTTAAGAATTCATTATCAAATGATCCTGTAGCTTTGAGTTCTTCCAGAGTAATTTTATGATCGTCGGGCTTTCCCTCAAACAAGCCTTCCGCAACTGATAGGAGTTCTCCACCCCCTGCAACTAAGTTACGAATGGCTAATGCAGCCTTACCGCCAGCGCCTCTTACCCGCTGATCGTTTCGCACTATTTCCACCGCAGAAACCGCAGTACGCATACCTTCCGTAATTGCTGCGTTGGCAATAGCTAGTTCATTACCAATTTTCTGAGTTTCTGTTCTAATTGTCTTGTATGCGTCTTCTTGTATACTCGACATTGGAACGGCGTTTGTTACAGGATTACCCGCACCATCAATAAGACCCTCTTCTCCAGGCTTCCTATAAACTGTCCCGTACCGCTTTTGTCCGTTTTTATCTGTTATAACAGCGTCCATAGCCTGTGTTCCAAATCCGTTTTTCTGAATTTGGGCTAGATCTCTTGCGGCCTTAGACTGTGTAGCCGCCAGTGCGTTAAGGGCATTAATAGTTTCAGATGATGCACCTTCTTCTGTTGCCAAGGAAATCTGCGTAGAAGTCTTATCAAAGCTGGTAGCACCTTCAGCATATCTACGATATTCAGAACTATCGAATAAAGTCTGTGCGGAGGCTATTTCTTCACCTAGAACTGCTAGTTCCTCTGTCGTTGCGCCCCCACTCTCAGCGATACGCTTAATTGAAGTCAACTCTTGTAAGGTTTTACCTACTAGATAGGTTGGTTTAAGAAGGTCTTTGTATGGGGCTTCACCTCTAGCCAGACTTGTTGCCATAGTAGACGCCAAGTTGAAGTTAACCAGATCCTCTGCTTGGAAGAATTCTTTAGATTTAGCAGTCATTGCTTCCGCACTACCAGATGCCTCTGATATCCAAGAGTATGCGGCAACATCCCCTGAATTTATTCTAGCAGCGGCCTCTCTAGACTTAGGATCTGTAGAGTACTTAGCCACCAGCGCACGTTTTTCTGGAGTCATCGTAATTAATTCTTTTTGTGTATACTCGCCTCTATCTTGTAGTATCGGAAGTACATCTGAGGCAATGTATTCAGGTACTTCCATACCTTTAGCTTTTGCTAAATCAATACGGTCTTGTAACTTACTGGCGGTCATATCATCCCCAAGCAAGACTTCCATAGAGAATAGATTTTCAACTTTTTCTGTTTTTTCAAGATCCAGTAGGTTCTGACCTCGTTCATTAAAGAACTTCATAAACTCTGGATCTACATTTCTGCTATTTGCGCTAATATCTGTATTTGTTGCAGACCAATCTTCATATGTTTTAAGTTTAGAAATATCAATTTTTTCATATTTCCGTTTGGCTGCGGTAAACTCTATGCCCCCTGGCACAGGAACTTCTACTTCCCCAGGTTCTGGAAGCGTTGTACCCTCTGCCAAGTCTCCAAACATATCATTCATCTCAGACGCTTGTGCCTTGAGAGATGAGCTATTCGTGTCGTTAATGATTATATTAGGAAGATCACCCAGAGTTACATCTCTACCATCGTTAGTAAAGTTACTACCTACTTTACCTCCGAAGTCTTTTAATTTCGCATTAGCAGGGACGTTTGGCCCTTGGTACTCGACGGTTTCTGTTTTTGTCGTAGATGGAATAAAGCTTAGTCTATTATCTTCAATAAGCCTGTCAGCGTAGGTCATAACATCACCCACATCGCCCCCCATAAGACTTAAATTCTCATAGAAAAACTTAACTGCGGCGACATTCGTGGGATCATTCGTGTAAGTACGGGCAAGGTAGAGTGCATTATCTTTAAGCTTTTTCTCTGCTAACTCTGCCTTTTGTTGTGCCGCCCGTACACGTTTACGCTCGGCCTTTTCTTCTTTTATACGCTCTTTCTCTGCTACTTTTTCGTCGGCAGCGTCTTGCATCCAGCTTTTAGCTATGATGTTTGCAGCTTTAGCAAACCCATCACCAATCGCATTATCCTGTTTTTTGTAGAAGCCTCTGTCTACTTTAGCCCGTGCATTACGCCAACTCATCTGTAGGCTCCTCTTCTTCTACCATACCCAACATTGCAGCCTGTTCGTCCTCAGACGCAGACTCATCCTCGGTGGGAGCGCCCATGAGGCCACCTTCAGGGATAGCCACAACGGGTGCTTCTTCTAATACCTCTAGGGTTTCTTCTTCATCGTAGATGCCCAGCGCCATTTTTAATGAGGTAGGAGTAATGCTAACACGATCTTTTTCGCCAACGCCCATATCGTATTTGATGTCCTGTTCATCAGCTATGATACTGATGTAACGGGCAACTGGCCCTGCCATAAGTACGGCTAGATCAATAGAGAATTTACCACGGGAGATACCCTGCATTAACAGGGATGATACAACGGTAGTCACCTGTGCATCTATTTCTAGTAGAGAGAATACTAGTTCTAGTTGCTCTGGCTCTTTCATTTTAGTGATCAGGTAATCAACACCTTCATCGTAATCCACAATGTCGGGGGGCCTATGCCAAGGGTAGTTTCGTGTATCGGCGGCGTAGTTCGCACCCGCAATGGGGGCATCAAACATCTTCATCTACGCTCTCCTCTTCTTTAGCTTCTCCTAAGATGGTTTCTTCCAACTCATCAAAGTATTCAGGGGTATGAAAAATACCATCTTCTATTAGCTCATTGGTGGAGCTAGGAAGTTTGCCTTGCATAAAGTTTTTAATGGATTTCTTTACGGCGTCTTCAAATTTCATTGGATCTCTCCATAGTTTACCATTAGGTATCCATCCTCACCCGTAGACACTGCATTTGGATATTTTTTCTGTACTTGTTGAGCGATCACGCCAAAACTAGGGTACTTGTCTGCCCCCACCCGCTTTCCTTCGCTGTTCCAATCCCAAGTGTAATATTTCACCCCTCGGATTGTGTCGAAGTATTCAATATTTTCTTTCAGGCGTTCATCTGATTTAGATGTGATCCAAGCTGCACCAAGGCTAAACAAACCATCTATGATACCATTACCACCACCCCCAGCGGATGCTTGCGCTCTAATTTCTGCGGCGAGGATTGTAGCATCACGATCTGCTTCCGCATTCCATCCTTTAAAAATATAGTCCAACATATTATCTACACGATCCCACATACGGGTCATGGCTTCTGTGGAAAGATCTAAGGTGTTTTTTACGTCTAATGTAGCTGCCTCAAACTGCATTTCGGTGTTTGTTGTTGCCACCGTCTGACGCCACTTGGCATTAGCCAGATCTAAGTTGTACTGCATGTTGGCGTAAAACTCTTGGCGGGATTGCTCTAATCTTGAGTTGAATTCTCGCCCATCATTGATTTCACCAGCATTGAACTTTTTCATCTGATTGATCTGCTCAGAGTTTTGCATGGAGATTTGTGCATTCATATTATCGTAATACTTCTGCATATCGTTGGACTGTTCTGCCCCAAACAATCGTGCAGCATTTATTGCAGCCTGGTCATTAAAGAGGGCATCAACCATCGCCTGAGTGTTTACAACTTCTGCCTGTTGCTCATTGGTCAGGTTAGCCATGTCCATTTGTAAGAAGGCTTTAGCATTCTGTACCGCTGCGGCCTGTCGAGCATCTAAATTAGCTACTTCAAATTTTGCAAGAACACTGGCCTTATTGATGATGGCCTGTTGGCGGTTATCTAAATTCTTTGTAGTTAATGTCTGAAAGAAGGTGGCTTCTTTTTCCGCAATCCCCAAGGTGGCTTCCATGATTGCGTTAGACATGGCGGCAGTCTGTGCTGTCCCAGAAATACCTGAGAATGCCATAGTCTTTGCAACGTCACGGGAAAGTGCTTGCGCCCATGTGGGAATCACAGGGTCACCATTACTATTTTTAAACTCAGCGGAGATAATCTCCATCTGCCCTAAAATAGTAGCCTTGCTATCAGTGTAGTTCCCTTGCCCTAATTTATCTGCAAGGAGCTTACCTCCAACGGTAGACGTATCAATAATCATACTAATGTCTTGGGCAGCAAAATCGTTTAGTGCTTCTCCCGTGACACTTCGTGTGCCATCAGCATTAACGCCTGTAGCAGCGCCCTGCATGTCGATCTGTTCAGCATCTACCAGGTTTTCATCACGGATATTACCTATAGCTGCATCAACCGTGGTTTCATCCGTTCCTAGTTGGTTTGCAGTAGTACTAGCATCATAAGTTTCTGCCTCTGGGTTCTCCATACTATCGACTGTAGAAATAGCCCCCACGGTGCTTATATCGACTTTAGGACTTTCTCCTAAGAGATAGTTAGGGCTATTTGGATCTAATAGTGTACCCGCTGTTTCTGGATCTAAATTAGGAACTTTATCTACTAAAGTTGCACCATTTGCTTTTAACCATCCCGCAGGATCATCGATGATAGCTTGGATCTGCTCGTTACTCGCAGCCATACCTGCTTCTTGAGCCATCTTAACAATTGTTTCAGCGCCAGTAGATGCGGCGTCACTGCCATCATTTGGATTAGCATTATCCTCGGCTTCCTGCATAACTGCATCAGCTTCGTCATCCTTACCTTGTTTGCGGAGATCTTCAGCCATTTCAGCGTATCGGGTGGTAGACTTATCATATCCCTCATCCCCAGGGTATTTACCATTTTTATCCTGTGATAACTTATCAACAACCTTACCGTCTACGACATCCACCTCGTAAGGTTGATTTAGGAAGTTGTATGAGTACGACATCCCTCCTTCACCTGTTTTAGTGTAGATTTGCTGACCATCCACAACCTTCTTATCATCGACTTCTGGATCAATTCCTGCCGCCCAGCCAGAAATCTTACCGATGACACTAAAAGGGTTAGCAAACCCTAGTAGTTTGTTAACTCCGCTAGAGCTAGGGGCCGTACCTTTAAATACGAAGTCGTTATTTTTATTACCTGAAATGTTATCGGAGTTTGTAGTGGTGTTATTTGCAGAACCAGAATAAATTGCTTTACCATCATCATCACTACCAAACCCTCCAGAGGAGTTTGCCTTGACTACCGTACCTGCGTTACTACCGCTGTCATAAGTTAATGTACCGTTTACATAAGAAGCCCCATCGTTAGGAGTAAACACATTAGCTGCGCTTTCCTTGAAGCTATTACCACCGCCAAAATTGTCTGCCCAAAAATCGCCCATCAGATCTTATCCTTTTCCTCATTACATCTGCGAATGCGATCACGCAGGTATATGTAGTTTTTGACAGCCTCATCGATTGCCGTAGCAGTGGCGGGAAGACTTTCTAATTCATCAGCTAATTTAGTGTTGAACCGCTCATCGTACTGCTTGATTTGAGGGCAGTAGATTTCAAGCTGGGTTCTATAGACCGTTTTTGCGCAACCTGTCAGTGACAGAGCGGCGGTCAGTAAGAGTATCGCTCTCATTTTCAGACATCGCCTTATAAAAATCAGCCGCCTTTTGTTGCGCCTGTAGTTCATCAGTAAGAACTTTGTTCTTCTCTTTTGCCCGTCCTTTGATCTGCCCGAAGACGTAGATAATGGGCAGGGCCAATGCTAACGTGGCAATGATGTACATCTTAATTTTACCAAAGATGAACACTAGTGGACGCCTTCTTTATTATCTTTAAATCGAGCGTATGCAGCCAAGGCTATGCCGCCGATTGCACACACCAAGAAGATTGTTTTGAGCATAGGGGCGTAGGCTACCAGACCTTGTATCTGCCCTGCTACTTCATTCATTGCGGTGGCTGCACCAGCGATCCCGGCCCCAGCCATTGTCTTTGACTTAGCAAGTGATTTAGGAGCTTCTGCGGTAGGTTTCTGAACCATCTGTGGCCCACCTTCATCAGAAGGTAATTGTGCATCACGGGAGAAGATAGCGGCCTCTGCGGTGCGGCGGCGGGTTAGACCACGAAGCGGCGTTAGTTTGCCATCGACACGGGCTTTGTTCCACCGCATGATCTGTTCAGGGCATTCGTCGTATTTTCCAGAGTTCAGACGCTTCAGCAAGGTTGATGTTCTGAACGCACCACCGCCTAAATTGAATACGAATGAGGTAAGGGAATCGTACTGTGATTGCGTCAAAGGTACATTAACGTACTTCTTAACAATCTTGCCGTGTTCCTCTAGGTCTTCGATCAGGCGCATTTCGGAGTACTCTTTAGTCCACTTAACTCCAGAGCGTACCCCTTTGGTCGCCCCAAATCCGCAAGTCCACTTTCCTGCGGGACAGCGATAGGCGTGTACCATCCCATCGTCTTTTAATTTGTGCAGACCCTCGAACTTTTTAACTAGTTCGACGCAGTCTTTTGATACTGTTGCTGGATGCATAATTTATCCTGTTTGTGTGAATGGAGAGGCAAAGCCACTTGCTCGGCCCTGTAAGTCGCTCAACTCTTGAAGAGAGGTACGAAGGTTAATTGATGTTCCGCCCATTGATCGACCAGTGACATCAAATTTGTTGAGTAGAAGGTTTCCAGTGCGATCAACTGAGCGGTTTGTTGTGCCGCCATCTGCGTCAATGCTACTCGCAATAAGTTGACCTCCATCATCAAATGAAGCGCCTAGTTGGCTAAACTTAGTACGCATTGCAGGTTCTAGATTTGTTAGCCGGGAAGCTGATCTAGCCTGATCACGGGCCTGTGTAATCTGTGATGCATCCAGACCAGCCAGACCTTCAGCAAACTGTTCTTCCAACCCAACGGAGCGTTCTTGTATTTCAGTCGTCAAATCTTTCTGACCAGTTTGGAGCGTCTGTGAGTAGTCGCCAATATCTTCCCGCAGTTTCTCAGATTGATTGGCCTGTGCTTCAAAAATATCATTGCGGGAGTTGGTTGCTAATTTCTGATCTTGACCATAGCGGTCAGTGTAATCATCAAAGCTACTTACAAATTGATCCTGACCCTGTTGCAGGGCTTCTTGGTTTTGCATAGATTGGGCTGCGTAAATATCGGCAGTGTCAGACATAGTATCTAGATTTGTTTGCATATTAGCTTGACCGCCCAAGACGTTAGCCTGAGTTTGGGTCATCTGGTCTGAGGTTTTTGCAAATCCTTGATCCATAGCCTGACCAGCGGCAGCAAAACTTGCGTCTGCTTGGGCCGCATTAGCCGTGCGATTAGCCTGTGCATCACTAAAGCCCTGTGCCTGATCTACAAATCCTTGATCAACCGTGCCTTGAAGATTGCTTGTAGCTTGATCGACAGTATCGAAGCGATTGCCCATGTCCTGAAAGCCAGCGGTCTGGCCCTGACTTAGGTTGCTGAATTGCTGTTGTGAGGCAGTATTATACTGACCCAGCAAGTCTTCAATAGACGCAAAACCTGTATTCACGTTGGATTTAATCTGACCAGTGTCGGATAAGATATTGCCCGTATCGCCTAGTACGCTGGCAAAACCTGCATCCATTGCAGCCGACTTAGCTAGATTGGAAGTATCGATAGTAGGCGCTGGTGGAGGAGGAGGTGGAGGTGGTGCTATAGGTGTGGTAACAACTTCCTCTACCTCTACTTCTTCTACAACAGGTTCTGGAGTACCGCCACCACCGCCACCTTTAAATACAATAAGGCCTGAACTTCGTGGATTTAGGTGGCGCAATAGTGGATTAAACAGCATTCTATATCTCCTGATCGAAAACGTAGTACAGCGTCTTAAAGCTATTCCCGCTTCTACTTTTTAGTGGTTTCAACTTCCGTTCCCAACCCTTGCGGCCCCAGACTTGCAAAGACTTGCAGCCGTTGTGTTTCGCAAAATCTTCTAGATTATGGAACTGATCCTTCATGCTGCGCACCGTGGAATCGACAGACGTAAGGCAAACAATGTGAAGGTGTTTCGTGTTTTGTGTGACTATAATCTTTGTCACCGTCACACATGATAGTTTTTCATTGTGGTCTACTGTAGCCCAGATCTGGGCTTGATTGTTTAGTGCTAATTTGCAGATGTCGAAGGAGGTTAGTTCGCCTATACCGTGTTCTAAAGCTCTATCGATATGCGGCTCTAGTACCGTCCAATATCGTATTACATTTTGAGCTGTTAAGACGAACGACCTGTACTTATCAGGAGTATCGTTCATTGTGTGTGGTTATACCTAATTTAACAATAACACAATTGTAGCACTTAGTTAAGTAATTAGCAAGGGGTAATTACAATGACATTAAGGCTTAGTAGGCCAATCTGCATCTTCTAGGTTAGGCCAGTTATCGTGTGCCGTAAGGTTACGAAGCGCAGTCCTGTAGGTCGCCCAAGAGGTCTTCACCTCGCCTGTAAGTGGGCTGTCGTTGAACTGTGTCCAATCTGACTGCGATAGGATAGTGTTACGTTCATTGCGATTACGTTCTGCCACACGGTCATTTGCACCAGAAAGCCACGCTGCTTGTTCCGTTTCAATTTGCGTAATTTCTTCGGCTGTTAATTCTACTTCAACGCCATTTACATATTTTATCATTGCCATTTTGTAACCCCTTAACTCAGTTTATAAAGTTTAAAAGTTCCACCGTTAATTTGCGCACTAAAGTGAAATAGATTTAAACCCGTTACTGTTGCGGAGCTATTATTTCTGGTAAACCAAACATTACTACCCGCCACATAATTATACGAACCGGGCGACCCCGGCATTTGAACAATTCTCGATTGCCCAAAGGTGTTTTTGTTAGAAATACCCGCAGCAAAAATGTCAATTTCAGCATTTAAAGTAGCGTCACCGTCTGCGGCCGTATCAACTGTCGTAAGTTGCATATGATTTTCGTTATATCTAGCGAAACTACTTGTATTGTTTGGATAGTAAGACTTTCCCATTGAATAGTAGTTACTTGTGGGGGAACTTGACCCAGTACGAAATCTCAAATTAAGGTAACTATTGGTAGTGTTGACCGTCATGTTTTCTATGATAACCTTAAAGTGGCCCGAGTAACTTGAACCCCAATCCAGAAAAACATTATAAGTGGCAGAAGATACAGTTGTTGTAGAAAGTAACTCATAGGCTCCACCACCCGCACTAGCTACCGCCGTAGCATTAGCTGCAATGTCAGTCGTGTTAGCAGACAGTAAGTCAGTTAATAAAGCCATTACTCGCCCTCCTCTTCAAGTGTCGCAGGGTCTACCCAGTCAGGATTAACTTCCCATGTAGTGCCATCAAAGGTGTAACGATTACCTGTCCAGTTTTCTGGTGGTGTTACGCCTTCGTGCATTGTTGAGTTATTGCTATTTAAGTCACCAATAATAAAGTTGGGCGCAATAATGTTAGCACTAGACATTGCTACCTCTGCCGCATCCTCAAAGACATACTTTGATAAGCCTGTTGCAGTTTCTACGATAGTCTTCATTATACCAGACCTCCAAGGTATGCGTTCATCTCATCACCGCTCATGTTGGAATTGACGAGTAACTTAGTTGCAGAGATAGCCTTGCCAATCTTGCGTCCGTTGTTAGTTGTTTGTAGGTCACCGTTGTCAGCAACGTAGTAAGTTGTGCCTACTGCTAGGCTTGACTGCCCTTCGTTAACACCACCATTGATAGTGATCTTACCTGTAGCTGAGTTAGATATAGCTCCGTCTGCTACGCCTATGTAGGATGAGGCGTTGGTTGAGCCAGAGTCAAACACAACGACTTTCCCATCAAGAGTAGAACCATTATTATTTTGGTCAGCTATTATTACTTTATTACTATTGCTGTCATATGCAGAGGCCAACCAAGAACTATTATTAGTACTATACTGTAACGCTGTTCCAAAACTTATTGAGGTTCCGCTTATGGTTCCTACTATAATAAAAGGCTTTCCTGTTGAAAAATCACGATATGCTACAACGACTTTACCTGTACCTACATCAAAAGTTGTTGTTATATAAGCAGCCCTAACATTAAAAGTTACTGTCGTGCCAAAGCTGATAGAGTTTCCGCTCACAGTCCCAACAAGAGCTTTACCAGCACCTGCACTTCCATAGTAAGCAATGGCTATTTTATTGTTGATACTATCAAACGCTGCAGATAAGTACGCTGCTCCTTCACTACTAAAAGTAACAGGTGTACCAAAACTTATTGAGGTTCCGTTTACAGTTCCTACTACAGCCCGTTCGGTACTAGAGGAACTAACATATGCAATAACAATTTTGTTGTTACTGCTATCAAATACGGCAGAATTATAGCTAGTCCGTGCTGATTCATATACAGTAGCAGTACCAAAAGAGATAGACGTACCGCTTACCGTTCCTACTATAGCTGTACCATCGTAGGGGTACGTTTGATACGATCTATAGGCTACTACTACTTTGTTATTATTAGTATCAAACGTGCAGGATGTGTCGCTTGTACCGATACTGTTAAAAACGGTAGGGCTTCCAAAAGAGATAGACGTACCATTTACAGTCCCTACTATAGCAGTACCATAACTAGAATTAGTATTGTCCCCATAAACTACTACCACTTTGTTATTATTAGTATCAAACGTAGCAGATATAGATTCGATTAGACCTGCCTTAAAAACAACAGGAGTACCAAACGAAATAGAGCTTCCGTTTACAGTCCCGACAATAGCAGTTCCAGAACTACTGTTACCCATGTCCCTATAAACAACTACAACTTTATTGTTTAAACTATCAAATACAACATCTTTTTCTGGTGGGTTACCGTTAGTAAATGTTGTAGGCGAACCTACACTAGGGTCAGCAAACCCTGCCACACTAACAGTACCATTACTATTCAGTACAACAACATCACCATTAGCTATAGCACCACTAGCTACAAAGTCTGCACTACCACCACCAGCGGGATCAGCAAAGCTAACCGCACCAGAGCCATTCGTAGTAAGCACCTGACCTTCAGTACCATCAGAGTTAGGGTAAGTAGTACCACCCATAGTAACCGTACCAGTTAGTGT